GTTGATCAAAGATGCTGCGCCTTGCGCTTGAGCCGTTGCAGCAGTCATGCCGCCTTCCATGCGGGACAGTTCAGCCGAAAGCGTCAAGCCCTCTTGCTCGTCATTAATTTGCATATTCTGAACTGAGTTTTCAAACTGTGCAACTTTTTGCTCAAAGTCAAACTCACGCGCATTTTCGCGCAAAACAGCAATTGGAGTGCCAACACTCATATCAAAGCCACCGTAACCAAAACCTGCTCTTGCTGTGCCTTGTACATCACGCTCAAACGCATCAGCGGCTCGGTTGGCTGCAACAAGAAAGTTTGCGTTTAAAATGCCGCGTGTTTTTTCTAACAGATCAATGTCACGCTCAATGATCTTGGCGTTAAACTCTCCAGCCGCTCGTGCAGCAGATGCAGCTTTTTCAGCCGCGCTTATTGCTTGGAAACCTTGAGCAACCTGAAATCCTGTTGATATAACTGCTAAGGGGTTACACATTGCTCAGTCTCACTTATCAAACGTATTCATGCGTGGATAGAACGCTAGAACGGTCAAGGGCAACGCCTGATCCTGTTTTATGTATACACGATCATCGTCATCAAATCCACCCGCGAACTCAATGTCTTTGTCTCCTGTGAATAACGGAACAGCTTGGTCCATCGCCATTGAGCTATCGCGGAATGGGATACGGTCTATTTCGCCGCTGTCGTTGCCTATTTCTATACCAACAGTCTGATACAGCCGCACAGTGATTGCGTGAATGCGCTTAGGCTTACCTTGGCTTGTCCCATCTACAGATCCACTTTCAATGCGTAGCGTCTGGATATTGCTTGTGTATCCATATCCCACCGCCGCTGTGGTAGACGAAAAGTCCAGACCAACGCCGCCACTTGCCACTGCCTTGTCTGGATGGGCAGCACCGTTGGCTAAAACTTGTAATGTCTCACCTTCAAGGTGATACAAGCCAGACAAAGATGTTGTCGCGCCACCGCTGTACTGCAATCCACTGTCCACAAAAAATGCTGTTGTCGTATCGCTACCAAAATCAAACACATTCATCTTCTCAATGTAACGACGTGTAACGCTATTGATTGTGCGCTTTACAATCATAAACAATTCATCTTCGCCTGTGTCTGTCGGCAATGTCGCAATGCTTTCCACAACAGCTTGGCCGCCGCTAAACTCACCGCCAATCACATGCTTGTGCCACGCAACCACCTCTTCTTCGCGGCGATATGTCATGCCGACAAGTGTGCCGTCATCTCGGACAATCCAAACAATACTGTCTGGCTCTTGCTGATAGGCCATATCAACTATGCCGCCATTAGTGATATGTTCTGCAAGGATCGTCATATCTGGGGCTGAATAACCGCCAACATTAACATTCCCAACAAACTTAAACTCCCGCATCTTACGATTGCCACGCTGCACAAACAACGTAACATCTGCAACTTGAACAGGCGTAATCTTTGCTGATCCATAATTTGAATACTTTCGGATCAGTGTTGTTGTCGGAGTAATGGGGCCATCGCTTGTTGATGTTAAAACATATTCACCGCCAGACGTGCCAACGGTTAAAACCGCTGTTGATGACAAGAAACGGATTGCGTTAGATTGGTTCGATGCAATCGTGTAGATCAACGCATCATCGTCAGCCGTGCCAACAGTAAAGTTTGTATAATCGCCGTTCTTGCTAAACCACAATGTTTGCGGGTTATTATTTGTGTTTGCAAACACAAGACGCTGCTCAAAGAATGCAACAGCACTAGGGCGATCATCAGCCCCGCTTAATGCTGGGCTAGGCGATCCCGTAATGCTCATCGTTGCAAAAGACCAAGCGTTATGATCTGTGCGTGTCAGTGTGCGAATGTCGTATGATGGATGCACAAGATACATTGTGTCCGCTGACTGAACAAAACGGATATCAAACAAATCAGCCGCCGCATATGGCGTGGCAATATTGTATATCTCTGTGGCAGTGCCGCCAGATGTGTAAGCCGTAAATGCTGTTGTGTCGATATTATTGCCAAACAGATCTTGCACTGTAAAAGTATTTGTCGTGACGTTTGCAACAAGATAGTTGCGCCCATTTAGCTCTGTCATGCCAGCAATAGCGTCAATATAAATTTCATCACCGTTGCTAAAACCATGTGACGCACTGGTTATAACGCCTGGGTTTGCTTGCGTAACACCTGTAATTGTCTTGTCTGTCGCATCTAAAACTTGCTCATCATTCCGAATAACGCGCATGTTTTGATCGCCAAACTCAAGAATGTATGTGTCGCCAGCTTTAAACTGAAATGGGATAAGGCGCGTTTTTACTGCGCTATCTTTTACCGATGAAATAAACTGCGTCCCTGGACGACGCTGCACACCGCCATGTGGCATGACGACCATATTCGTAAGGTCTGATAAACCCTGCCGATACTTTTCTAAATCGGTGCGACCCTCAAGCCGTGGGCTGATCTCACCTGCCGTGAAGGAGCTAAACGCGGGTGCTGAACGTGCCATTAGAACCTGCTTTCAATAAAGTCGCTTGCCTCTAGGCGCTGCGTTGCACCTTCTGTCGCATCGTTGAAACGAGCCTCGTTGATCTTAGCTTCATATAGCTGCGTTTGAATTTGGACCATAGATGTTGAGCCTGTGATGGCGTAGCAAATTTCAGCAGACAAACGAGCCGCCAATGCTTCAACTAAACTTGCGTCATACTGCTGTGGATCTGTCACGCGGCCAACGTACTTAATACGCGCTGTGCCTTCGTCTGTCAGCAGTTTGCGCCCCTCAATGACGTAAACAGGGCCACCTGTATTGCTGGTCATATTGTCTTGTGGATAAGACAACGTGCCATTTGAAAACTCTAAAACTCGCAAGCAGTACGGGTTGGTTGGCAGTGTGTATTGATATGTATATCCAAACGCTGGGGTTGTCGCATCTTGCGCCAACTGCACCCGCTGGATCAAACAATTCCAAGGATGGGCGCGAAACACTGCGTCGCGCACAGCTTCGTACCTTTGATTAACAATCCGCGCAGCCTTGCTGTTTTCGCTTAGTGCGGAAATGTTAGACGCGCCCAAAT